AGACACTGGCAGCATTTTAGAAATCGTAGAAGAATGATTGTGTTTGTGCTGTACGTGTACTTAGGTGCAAATATAATAGACCGCACACAACAGTTCGTAGACATGGATAGATGCCTATACTTTGCTGAGAGATTGTCCCGACAACAATCTGTTCCGGCGAGTGGGGGTAAAAGACAAAAGATAACCGCAGTATGTAGACCCCAACCAAAGTAGGAACCAACCAACCATGATTGCAGAAACACTCGCGGGTATAGCCCTTGTAAAGAGTGCCGTAGATGGTATCAAATCTGCAATAGGAACCGCCAACGACATTGGAGACATAGCAGGTTACATAGATAATCTGTTCGAAGGCGAAAAGCAGGTACAGCAAGTCCGTAACAAAAAAGCGGGTAACGTAAGTATTGGGGACCAGTTTGGCGTAGATACTGTTGCTCGTGATGTAATTGATGCACGTATCGCTGCAGAAAAACTCCAAGAAGTAGCTACGATGGTTGACATGCGGTTTGGTCCGGGAACTTGGAAGGGTATAGTCATTGAACGAGCTAATCGTATCAAGGCTGCAAAGGAAGCTGCAGCAGCAGCCCGAAGAGCAGAAAGGCTAAGACAAGAAGAAATGATGGAGAACATCAAGGTAGTGGCTCTGATAGTAATGGTTTTTGCAATCGGTATTGGACTCCTGATAGCGTTGATGGTTTCTACTGCATCTGCCTTCATTAATTAAATTCTTGACTAAACTTCAAAATTTGTATATAATACTTTTGAAGGGAACACTATGAAACAACTTGCAATAGACGCACTGCGTTACAGATATGAGGCACAGAAAAAAAGTGCGAAATATATTCTCACAAATTACTTCCAAAATCCAGCAGCTATTGGGGAGCATCCTGACCTTCTTGAAGAAATGGACAAAGCTATTGGAAGCTGGGAAGAAGCTAACAGTAAGCTTCAAGCTTTGGATGACATTACAGATGAAGGGTATCCGTCCCTGTTTGACTAATTACCTTGCACTGGGTTTGCTAAATTGCGGCAAGCCCTTTACTCGTGTAGGGAATTGGTTTTGGAAGTTGCACTGCAAGGTTATTCGTCGAGACAGATAGTGAAGACTGTTATTTATCGGCACCAGAGACTAAAGCCATACAACTTGAGACACACTTCTTCACCCCCTTTGTTACTAAAAGAAAAACAACTAAAATTAATAAGTGAAACAGACTCGTTAAAGAAATACGTTATCATAGGAAAATAGGGCAATGCCACAATTACAGTCTGGTTCCAAGTTTCGTACCGAAGTTGTGGCGTTAGGTTCTACGGATAAAACAAACGTATACACGGTACCTGCTAATTTCTCTTCTCATTTAGAAAACCTCTTTGTAAGTAACAATCACACGGGTAATGTGACGTTGAGCCTACATCTTTTTCACGCAGACGACAACACAGAGTATACACTAATGACTACTTACAACGTTTCTGGGGGTTCTTACGAATCAATTTTTACAGTAGACAAACCCTTATATCTACATGCAGGTGACATTATTAAGTGTACAGCAGGTACGGCAGACAAGTTGGTTGTAACCACATCTTGTGAAGAATTTTTTGACGCGGCTCGACGGGCCTAACTTAGATACGATAGGAGACACAAATCATGGCGATTACAACTGCAATGTGTAGTAGCTTTAAGCAAGAACTTCTGGGCGGTACACATGATTTGGATTCCGACAGCATCAAGGTTGCGTTAATTAAATCATCTATGTCTGGTACTTACAATGCTGCTACCACGAACTATTCAGATGTGACGGGGAATAGCGACGAAGCCAGCGGAACAAACTACACTACAGGGGGCCAAGTACTAGATAGCCCTGCTATTTCTTTGAGCGGAACCACTGCACTCGTTGATTTTGCAGACGAAGTATTTTCAAACGTAACAGTATCAGCAGATGGCTGTATAATCTACAATGCTGGGCAGAGCAACAAGGCTATTGCTGTTGTTGACTTTGGCGGCACAGTTTCAGCAACCGCTGGTAACTTAACGATTCAGTTTCCGGCAGCAGATGCATCTAACGCCATAGTCCGTATTGCGTAAGGAGTAGCTATGGCAGTCATAGCACAGTCTGCAAGATATGGCTCTGGTTTATTCGGTGTATCAAAGTTTGGAGTTACAAATCTATCTAAGGTTCTTACGGGTGTAGTAGGCACTACTAACACACCGTCGCTTACGCAGACTCACACCTCTAATCCCACTCTTACTGGTGTTTCCGCAACAACGTCGTTGGGTGCTGTAGAAATATTCATTGTTGTAGACGTTGTGGGAGTGTCTGCCACAGGTGCTGTAGGTTCAGTAGGAACATCTACTTCAGCCGGTTTGTCTGGTATTCAGGGAACATCTGCTGTAGGCACTATAAGCACCACAGCAGTTGTATTTAATTATAACGCGGTTCGTGACTTATACGATAGACGACGCACTGTTAATATTGAGAGAGCAGCCTGATGCCGCTAACAAGCTTTGAACGAACAGTACTTGTAGTGTTGGACCCCAGAGTTGTCCTCATTGAAAGTATTGGCAACAGCTTTACCCGCACAGTTTACGTGGAGTAATTTATGTCTTACAAATGGCCCTTTAAAGACCCCGGAGAAACACTCGACTACAGTATAGACTGGTCGAGATTTCTTGGTTCCGCAACTATTTCTTCAGTTGTGTGGTCTGTAGAAACTAGTACGTACTCTACTCGTACTGTTTTAGCAGCCGGAGAAGACCTGACTACTGCATCTAGTTCGGCAGTAACTGACAGTATCCAGAATGTTTCCCAAACAAACACTAATACGGTGGCTACAATAAACATAGCAAGCGGCGTTAACACAAGAGACTACACTTTCTTTTGTACTATAGTAGATAGCACGGGCAGCACAGCAATCCGTTCGGTTAACTTAAAAGTGAGGACACGGTAAAAGATGGCGTATGATTTTCTCAGCTTAACCAACGATGTTGCTAAACGTTTAAACGAAACAGAATTAACATCCACGAACTTTGCTGCTGCAGCAGGATTTTACTCTGCAATTAAAGAGGCTGTGAACTCTGCAATTCGACATGTTAATCAGTCTCATTTTGGCTGGCCCTTTAACCACAACGTTTACGAACAAACCTTAACTGCAGGTATAACTCGCTATCCTATCCCAACGCAAGCAAAATACGTAGACTTCGACACTTACAGAGTTCGCCGTAACACTACTCTGGGCGTAGGACGAGCGCAACATTTAACACAGTTATCCTATGATGAATATGTAGACATATATATTGACCAAGAGGATGAGACAGACGTTACAAAGGGGGCAGCACCTCAATTCGTATTTCGAACACAGAATGCAGAATTTGGTGTAGTTCCTATGCCTGACAAAGCATACCAAGTCGATTTTGAATACTTCATGGACCCCGTTGACTTAATTCTCAATACAGATGTTCCTACAATTCCAGAACGGTTTCGTCACGTTATTATTGATGGTGCCATGTACTACGCCTACATGTTTCGTGACAACATAGAGATGGCTTCAGTGTCACAGCGCAAATTTGATGAAGGTATCAAGCAGATGAGAACTGTAACTGTCAACGAAAACGTTTACATGAGAGCATCGTAGAGTATGCCGGACCGTTGGCAAACATACGCCATCGAATTTAAGGGTGGCCTGATTACGAACCTGTCTCCGTTGCAGCATGGTGTTAATGCTCCGGGGTCTGCTCGTATCCTGCGTAACTACGAGCCTTCTGTTCAGGGGGGTTATCGAACAGTCTTGGGGTACTCCAAGTACGACAGCAATTTGGTTCCCCCGTTTGGTACACCGCTGGTTCATGCAGGGTCGCAGTCAGGAACAACTCTTGTAATCGGAAACCTGTACACCACACCCGTTGCAGGGGATACCTTTACTATAGCGGGGGTAACCGGAACGTACACAATTGCTGGAAGTGGCGTTAGTTTTAGTTCTACGAACAAACGAGCCACTCTAACTTTAACGTCTTCGCTTGCAAGTAGTCCCGCCGACCAAGCTGCAGTAACCTTCACATCTGGTGCGGGTATTATGCAGGGAGTTCATACCTTTGAAAGCGCAGTAATTGCAGCACGAGGGGATGACCTGTTTAAATCAACAGGGTCTGGCTGGTCAAAGATAAACACGCCCAGCTATGGAACAGTGCTAGTAAATGCAGGTTCACAGACCGGAACGAGCTTAGACGTTGACGGCATAACCGGAACACCCCAAGCAGGTGATACTTTTACTATTGCAGGTGTAGCTTTAATATACACCCTAACAGCCACCCCATCAATAACCAGCGGTGGCGCAACCTTCGCTATCAATCCCGCCCTGAACAGCAGCCCTGCAGACAATGCTGTAATTACATTCCGTAGCGTAGACCGTTCAGGAATGGCTCGACACAGGTTCGCAAACTTTAATTACAGCGGCACTGACTTTATGGTAGGGGTAGATGGAGTTAATGTACCGTTTATTTATGATGGAAACACCTTTACAGCCCTAGACGGTATTCCTACAGAGGGCGTTGGAGCTAGCCACGTTGCAGACTTTAAGAACCAACTGTTTTTTGCAAAGGGTTCAAACCTCGTATTTACTTCCCCTTACACTTCTACTGATTTTTCTGCAGCCAATGGTGCGGGAACATTAAATGTAGGTAGTGCAATTACAGGGTTGATTATTTTTAGAGAACAGCTTATAATATTTAGTGAGAGGTCTATCAAGCGATTAGTTGGAAACACCATTGCAGACTTTCAACTACAACCCATCACTCTTGATACAGGCTGTACAGAAACAGATACAATTCAAGAGATTGGTGGGGATATCCTTTACTTAGGACCAGATGGGATTAGAAGCCTGTCTGCAACTGAAAAGATTGGGGACTTTAATTTAGCAGTTGCATCAAAAGTTATACAGGATGATGTAACAGACTTTGTAACTGCCCACACCTCTTTTAGCAGCGTAGTCATCAGACCAAAGAGCCAGTATAGACTTTTGGGATACAACGCTAGTTTTACTGAATCTTCATCACGGGGTATTGTGGGTTCTCAAGTAGAACAGGCAATTAGCTGGGCAGAAATCAGAGGGTTCAAGGCGCATGTTGCCAGCAGCAACTTGTACGAGGGAACAGAAACCATCGTATTTGCTAATGACAACGGGTATGTTTACAAGATGGAATCTGGGAACAGCATGGACGGGGCTGACATCTTCTCCACCTTTGCAACACCCTTCATACCCATAAATGACCCTCGTGTTCGCAAAACCATATACAAGTTATTTTTGTACGCAGACCCAGATGGCAGTTTAATTAGTGAAGTAAACTTACTGTTTGATTTTAATGATTCAAATGTAATTCAACCCGCTGCTTTTAATTTCAACAACACATCGGGGTCAGGTGTTCCAGCATTCTACGGAACCGCCGTTTACGCAACAAACACCTACGGCGGCACAGTACAGAAATTATTTGAAAGCCAGACAGTCGGTTCTGGGTATGTTGTTTCGGTGCAGTTTCGCACAAACTCGACAAACGCACCACACTCACTAGACGCAGTTACGCTCGAATACGGCACTTACGGGCGGCGATAAAGGAAGGATATAAAGATGGGTCAGGGCTATACAAGGAATGACACCTCTAACAACATAGCAGACGGAAACGTTATCAACGCCTCTGATTTGGACGGCGAGTTTAACGCGGTAGATGCTGCTTTTAACGAATCTTCGGGACACACTCACGACGGCACGGCTGACGAGGGTGCGCCTGTTACTGTCTTGGGTCCGGTGCAAGACTTTGTTGCAAGTGCCACAGAGATTAAACCGAAAACCTCAAATACCCTAGACATTGGCACGGCCTCTCTGCAGTTCAAGGATATGTATTTGGATGGAACCGCTTACATAGATGGCTTGGGCGAGGACATCCTAGTTGCAACAGATAAGAAGGTGCAGTTCCGCGACACTGCTCTGTTTATAAATTCTAGCACGGACGGTCAACTTGATATTGCTGCGGATACAGAGGTAGAAATAACAACTGCCCTCGTGGAAATATCCGCTGATGCAACTGTTGGGGATGACCTAACACTAAAGTCTGATGCTGCCGTTCTTGGATTTGGGGCAGACACAGATGTAACTCTGACTCACGTTGCTGACACCGGGTTGTTACTTAATGCAGCAATGGTAGTTCAATTCCGCGACTCAGCAATTAACATTGGCTCACCTGCTGATGGTGACTTGGATATCAACGCAGATGACGAGATTGAACTCAACTCAACCCTGATTGATATTAATGGTAACTTAGATGTTAGTGGAACAATCGTAGGTGCAAGCACTCTTTCTGCAACAACAGGAACATTTAGTGGTATTCTAAAAACTGATGATGCGACTGAGGCAACAAGCACAACGGATGGTTCACTTCAAACTGACGGTGGTTTGTCTGTTGTTAAAGACGCTGTATTCGGTGATGATATTAAATTGTTGTCAGATAGTGCAGTAATTCATTTTGGTGCAGATAGTGATATTACATTAACCCATGCGGCTGATACTTCTCTTGCTACAAATGGAGTAATGATTGCAACAACCTTTGAACCTACTGGTGACACAGCAGCCGGTGACAATGCAGCCATTGGGTATACGAGTGCTGAAGGTCTGATTCTGACAGGGCAAGGTTCTACATCAGACATCACGTTGAAGAACGATGCTGATGCTACAGTGTTCACTGTGCCTACTGGTACGGATGATATCCTGTTCCCAGACAATGCCAAAGCTATGTTCGGTGCTGGGTCTGATTTGCAGATTTACCACGATGGGTCGAATAGCTATATTGTAGATACTGGAACTGGTGGTCTTTTCCAAAAAGCTAATGCTGAATGGGCCGTACAATCACAAGGCACAGATGAGTATTTTATTCAGGCGGCATCTAACTCCTTTGTGAAGCTGTTTTTCAACGGCTCTGAAAAACTCGCCACCACCAACACAGGCGTGGATGTCACTGGCACACTTGTTTCTGATGGATTGACAGTATCGGGTGATGCTGTATTTGAACCAGACAACGATGGTGTTCGCATTACTGGTACAAACTACGCAACATTGCGTTTGGAAGAAAATGACACGACAGATTTAAACACGACAATGTTTAATTCTGCTGGCAAGTTTTCAATCTCTACTAGCAGCGATAACAGAGCATCTGCGACAGAACGAGTAACTCTTAACCATTCAACTGGCAACTTAAATCTTCTATCGGACAGTGTGGGGATTGGTGCAGCCAATGACCAAGCTGTTGTTGCCGCTGCCGAACCTCTTGTTGTTACGGCTGATGGAAGTTCTGTTGGCACAAATGAAGTGGCGCATTTTGCGTATCCGCAAACATCAGGCAATCTCTTTGGCATGAGGCTAAGACAGGTTGTAACTTCTGGCGTGGTTAATCACACCTTTGCTACATATAATAATGGAACAGAGTATGCAAGCAACCTTGTTTTAGAGGGAGGCCAAGTCGCCATTGGTACAAGTTCACCGGCATTTCAACTTGATGTTAGAGGGAATGTAGCGTCTAATTATCTTGCCTACTTCATTAACGATGGAAATAACTCAAATCGCTATGGGGTTTTAGTTCAAGCTGGTGCAGATAGCGGTGACGGAACTCTTATTGGTTTTAATGACGGTGATGGAACAGGCGTAGGTGGAATTACATTTTCTGGTGGCACAGTTACCTATGGCGCATTTACTGCACAGCACCCTTGTATTATTCCTGACGCAGATAATGACCCAGATAGTGATTTACCTGCGTACCCATATGGAACACTGTTAGAAACTACTAGCCTTTCATACATTCCAAAAAGTGATGGCACTGACAGTGAAAGGGGCATTAGATACAATGTGCGTAAAACCCAGACTGCCAATAGTAAAGCGGTTTTAGGTGCGTATGGTCGTTGTATGAATGGGGGGCCAGAAAATCAAACCAACGAACATCAAGCTTTAGTTCTTGGTGATGGTCACATTCTTTGTAACAACAGTGGCGGCAATATAGAAATGGGTGATGGTATTTGTTCATCTGCCGCCGCTGGTATAGGCCAGAAAGCAACAGCTAATCCATCCATGATTATTGGTATCGCCCAAGAAGCAGTAACTTTTTCTAGTGACACCGAAACTAAATTAGTGGCTGTCCAATATGGTCTACAGCAGTTTATTCCGTGGAGTTAGTCCACATCATAGATACCCTAATCGGGATAGTCGTAATGGGCGGTGCTTGGTATCTTGGCAGTGTAGCCAAAGAAATAAAACGAATAGACATTCTGGTTAATCGAACCCGTGAAGACTACGCAACTCGTGGTGAAACACGGGACGATATGCACCGTGTAATGGATGCGTTGCACAGAGTAGAAGATAAGCTGGACAAGGCTCTGGGAAGAGGAAGCTAACCTATGGTAAACATAGTAAAAGAAATGACATCGGCAGCGACGGGAGCAGCTACCGCACCCGGAACAGTGACGACAACTAAACTCACTGAGGATGCAGGGACTATTATACAGGACCCATCCCTAACAGGACTAGACCCTCTAGCCCCCACCGCTATTGCAGATACCACCGGACTTGTCACAACAACTCCTACCTCGTCTTCTCCAACTGTGGGACAAGTAGGCGCAATAGATGATGTCAGTTCTAAACTAGATACTTTAGGTCCTGCAACAGCAGCCCAACTAACTCCCACGGGTCCCTACGTTGACATGACAGGTGTACAGGCAGGCCCCTCTGCAGGGGCTATTGCTACTGCAGCAACAGACCAGCTAGACCCACGAGCTACCACACAATATCAGCTAGGCCAGCTAATGTCGTCCCTGCAAAGCGGGGGTCCTATGCCGCCGTGGGCCGCACCAGCGGTTCGCAAAATCGGTTCGGTTATGCAGGCTCGTGGCTTGGGTTCCAGTTCGATGGCAGGGGCGGCAATGACGCAAGCCCTCATGGAGTCTGGGGTGGCTATTGCCCAGCAGGATGCGAACAAGTACGCAACCATCCAGTTGCAAAACCTGAACAACAAGCAGCAAACTGCTCTTGCAAATGCCGCCACGTTCGCAGCGATGGACAAGGCGAACCTAAATGCCCGTATGCAGGCTGCAGTCACGAACGCACAGTCCTTACTTTCAGTAGACTTGAAGAACTTGGACAATGAACAGAAGTCCAGCACCCTAACCTATAGCGCACTTGTTCAGGGTATGTTCAAGGATTCAGCAGAAGAGAATGCTCGAAAGCAGTTCAACGCCAAGAACCAGCTACAGGTAGAAGAGTTTTTTGCGGAACTAGGCGCACAGGTGGATACAGCAAATGCTAACCGTGTTGCAGCCATGCGGCAATTTAACACATCAGAAGTTAATGCAATGAGTCAGTTCAATGCGAATATGATAGACTCGCGGGACAAGTTTAACGCGCAAATGAAGTTCGCAGTTGACCAGTCTAACGTTGTGTGGCGTAGAGAAATTAACACCACGAACACCGCTCTTCAAAACGAAACAAACCGCATAAACGCCCAGAATGCTTTTAACATGAGCCAGAATGCCTTGAACAATCTTTGGCAGTCGTATCGCGACAACGCTTCTTGGAACTTTCAAAAGAGCGAGAATGCCAAGCAGCGCGAACACGACATTGGAACACTTGCAATGCAGTTCGCGAACAGCGAGAAGCTATACACCCAAGCTCAAAAGGATGAGTTGGCATCTGGTATTGGCAACTTTTTAGCGTCGTGGGCAGCTAGTGCTTTATAAAGGAATAATTAGATGAGTTTTTGGGACACAATTGTAGAGTACGCAGACAAAGCATGGGACTGGGGCGGGGACCTCGTAGGAGAGGGTGCCGATTGGTTAGTAGGCGTAGAACAATTTACAGATGAAGGGGGCGACTACTCCATAGGGTATGAAGGTGGGGTGATGGGCTTTCTAGACTCAGCTTTTGACTACAGCACAGGAAGCTCCACTATTCTAGACGCTGCCGGAAACATTATAGGCAGCGGAGCCAGAGCCTACTTGCAATCACAAAAGGGAGGAGGACCGTTCCAAACTCCCCAAATAAAAGCTCCCAAAATTACCCGCTCAGCATCTACAGTAAATGTGGCAGGATTATCTTCTCTTAACAATCCCATAGGAGTAAACAACCCAGATGTACGAGCCGCTATGCAGCGACTTTCTCAGCGAACCAACGTCAACCCACAAATGCAAAGTATTTCACAACAGTACATGACAAAAAGACAGGGTGCGAAAACTATGGGATTAGAGTCAAGCTCTTTGGCTAGGGTCAGAACCGCACCGGCAGCTTCTGTTCGAACAGAGTCCAAACAAGAGGTAGTATAGATGACTAGTATTGACCAGCGTTATGGCGATAGGTTCGCCCCTGCACCGTCGGGACATTCCTTAACTCAAGATAATTCCCAGTGGCCTTGGGGGCAGCCCCCACAGGATGTTGACCCTGACCTTGCACTGGAAAAAGTGATTGCCAAAATCAAACGGCCCAAGTTGAAAGACGAGATGCTAAAGCTGTTGATGATTGGTGTATCTATTGAAGTCATCATTGAGGGCATTATATTTCAGGGGTTCCAAGAGGGCATGTTTACCCCGGACATGGGTATGCTTATGAAGCCGTCCCTTGCACTGTTCATTGCGGATTTGGCAGAGGAAGAGAATATCCCATACCGGCTGTTCGAGAATGACAATGCCGGTCAGGAACGTGAGATGGACGACGAGACATTCTTCCGCATGATGAAAGACAACAACCCCCGCATGTTTGAGTTTGTGCAGGAAAACATAAATGCCAAGATACGCTTGGGCATGATGCCAGAACCGCCCGAAGAAGATAAGGGCTTTCTAACTGAAAAGAGGGGGGCGGAATAATGAGCATTGGAATAGCATTCGCAACGGGGGCCTTGAAGGGCTGGACATCCACCAAAAGAGCTATGTTGGAGACAGAGAAGGCCAAGAAGGCAGCAGAAGTTGCAAATGAAAGGTTCTACGAAGAACAGTTTTTTGAGTTGGCTGGTAAGGAAGACGCGAACCCTAGTGTCCTCAGTGCATTGGCAAAAAAGACGGGTATGACAGATATTGAAATTGCCAACACGGTTAATAAAGTTGGAAGTACTTTTGGTTATAATCAACTTCAGTTTCCGAAGCCTTACAAAACATGGACAGAAGATATTTCCAGACTTCAGGATAAAACAAAAGCTGGAGGAACTTGGCTAACTACATACAATAATATTTCTGCAGATATCACTCAACAAGACAGAATGATAAATCACTTTAGTCAAAATCCAGAAGATTTACAGTCTTTTAAAAATGATGTGCAGATGTACTCTGCCCTGTACATTGACGGTCAAAGACTAAACAAGGTGACTGGGAGTGTCGAGTCAGAATACATACACCCCGAAGACCAGTTTAAAAACCTGTTCACTTTTATGAATAAACTACAGCCTGCAATTAAAGGGGAGCCAAACGCTGCTAATCAGGTTACAGAAACCGCGTACTCAACGTTGATAGAAAACGAAGTAACAATGGGGCTTATAAACAACCCTGAAAATGCTTTTGTATTTTCTTTTCTTACTGTCGATGGAAAAACAAAAAATGATGCCTACGAGTTTGCTGACCAGACTGATATAGATGCCGTAGGACGACTAGCCACAAATTTAGGATACGGTGGTGACAGAAAAGGAATACAAACACTGATAACAAACTATTCGGATATCGGACGAGCATCAAGTACGGAAGAAGCTTTTGATAGCCTACTATCTGCTGTAGAGATGGAAAAGCTGGGGTACGGAATGTTGTCCAAAACTCTTGGCGGTGACCAAGTTATGAACCAACAATTTTCACAATACATTAAAGACGAGTTTGGTGGGGACCATCGTGCGGCTATCCAAGCGTACGCTCCCCTAATTAAATTAAAAGAAGATAAGGTTCCTGTGGTTGCTGGTATACCAAAAAGAACAGTGATGAAACCCCCTGAAGATTATTTCAAAAACAACGGTCTTAAAAGAGCGAAAGTAATCGACCAGTATGAGGCAAACCAAACCGCTCTTCGTCAACTTGCCAAATTAAACGAATTGCTTCAACAGGACAATACCCCTACAGGTTTAAAAGCCGCAATGCAAGCTGTTGGTTTTGGTATTTTTGGAGAGGGCGGTCAGCTAAGTCAGTTTTTTGGAAGTTTTGAAACAGAAGATGGTACAAATGCAGAAACTCTATCAGAAGTAGCAGTACGTGCAGGATTTCTTTCTAAAGAATCAGCCATGAATTTATCAGTAATTGATTCGTTGAAGTTATCTCTTGCAGCGCAGATGGCTCGTGCCGTAGACCCATCAGGTCGCTTGTCGAACCAAGACTTTGAAATACAGTTACGACGTTTAGGTCAAACAGGGTTGTTTACATCTAAGCCACAGGCTACTGCTGGTTTAAGTCAAGTCATTGACGATTTCGAAACCAATAGTCGTCGTTTACAGGTTCTATATGAAGTTGCACAAGTTGATGCGACAGAATTTGGAAAACGTGAAATTCGCGTCTTAAAAGCTGACTCAGTAATTCGTCGTATTGAATATGCAAACTATACGAATACAACACCCAGAACTACCATAGACAACTCTACCAGTGAAGAGCCAAAGGACAATTTGGTGCTGGACCCTTCAGGGTATTATACGGATGGACAAGGTAACTTTTACACTGATAAGGACGGTACAAAACCAGCGGCTGCAGAAGATGTTTTAAAAGCAATGGGAGTGGGGACCTAACCTATGGCAGAGCCACAAGAAGTTTCAAAGCCTGTGGAAGAACGGGACATTGTAGGATTCGATAAATCTGGGGATGCTCCGGCTACGGATACCAAACCCCAGCGCATATCTATTGCTCCCGTAGAAAGAATGGTTGAGCTAGGCGATGCTGCCAAGACAGATGTTGTTTTAGACCCTGTTGTTGGAGTCACGACAAAATCAACTGCCCTAGCTCCTGCTGCAGCAGAAGACATCCAAGCCCAACAGACGGGTACTGCGTGGGAAGATGTTCTTGCGGGTAGGGTAGAACAGGTAGGCGACATTAAGATTAATGACCGTGTTTTGGAGTTTGCGAACAAAAATCCAAAGGCCATGCTTGCTTTGCGTTCTGCGTGGGCCAAGTCGTCACAGCCAAAGGTTCCCGGCGAGGACGTTATCATACCGTTCACTCGTGAGGGAGAAGTGGTTGCCTCTACTGTTATAGAAGACCCCTTGATGGTTCCGGCTGCAGAACGCTACGCCCAAGGTCGCTTGGAACTAGACAACCTTGTTTCCCAATATGTACAGGACCCGATGGTTCGTCAAATATTCGTGAACCGGTTTGAAACTGGGGACTTCTATAGCTCCCTAGAGACACGCCTAGCAGAAGCAGGGCAGTTCGTCGTTACAGGCATTCCTATGGCTAGTATCATGGGATATCATGCCTTGGGTGCGTACACTGACTCCCAGCAGAAGGGAACTACCTTTTCAGACGAGTGGAGTTCGCGGGGCAATGACATAGACCAAGCCTTGGATTCTACCTACAAAGCCATAGATAGCGTATTGCCAAACCCAACTATGAAGATGGCGTTTAATGATAGCATTCACGATGAGCTACAGACCAAACTAGACAACAACGAGATTACTGAGGAACAGTACAACTCTCGTGCAATGATTGAGTTAGAAGACGGTACGCTACAGAAAAAAGAATTTATAACAGATGAAGCATCCGCAAACCTCATTGACCTAGCGTTTAACAGGTTACCTAAATCTCAAAAGTTCGGCGTTATGTTTCTTGAGAATGTGATTGGCCTAGCAGGTCCCGGTCAGGTTCGTAGTCTAGGGGCAGTTCGGAAGTTTGAAAAGTTAAAGGATTCGTACAAGGGTACTAAGACAGGCGATTTATTAGCTGATGTGGATGACCCGTTTGAGGCTGCTCAGATAATTAACAATGCGGCAGGACGAACCAAGATAAATATAAAAGCCTTGAGTGTTGGTATCGCTCAACAGAGAACTACTCAGGCTATGGGTAGACTAGATACTGACCTGCGCGAACTAGACCTAGAGATGGACTCTCTAGTTCGTCAGGGTACGCTCAAAACCAGTTCGGAGTACAAGGTTCTGGAAGGTCAGCGTCAGAATTTAATTAACCGCAAGATGAATGCCAAGTATACCTTGAAGGCATATCCGTACTTGAAGCAAAATACAGAGGATGCGCTCATACTGTCGGCTGCACAACTTGGTGCGCGAGAGTACCTAGCTGAACCATTTGGACTAGACCCCATGACCGCCGAAGCTCTTGGGTTAGTTACTATGGCAGTAGGGGGAGCGTCTATAACTAGATGGGTAGGCGGCAAAGCTGCTAACTTTGTTAGCGCACCCAAGCTAGGTTTCGGAGATAGCGTACATAGTATTGCAGACATAGTTACCTTTGGAAAGATGAAAGGGTTTCAACTACAAGACAATACCATAAACGAATACATAAAAGCAGTACGACTCGAAACTAACAATCCTAACTTTGATTTGACATCACAGCAGCGCAAGGGAATCAACTATTCAATCAGGCTAATTAACAATACCACATCTCCCCAAGCCCGCGAACAGATTTTGCAGGCAATTGATGACTACGTTGAATTACAGGATAGGATTGTGGGACAGTTCCCGGAAGCCGCACAAGCTCAAGCAAGAGAGTTGTTCACCCAATCATTCTCCACTGCCTCTGGACTAGGCCCTATGGCAGCGTTGCACTCATTGGCTGTAAATAAGATTGATGCTAAACAACTAAAGAAGTTCGACGGAACCTACATGACAGACATCATGGAACAGGCCGATGCACAGGTTCGCGCAACGGAAGCTGCCTTAGATAACTTTCAGGAATTTATAAGAGGGACCGACGGAATTGCAGACC